TGTGATGAGTCAACAGGGTCCGTGTTTATTGGCGGTTTGAAGGGTGAAAATTTGGCCAATGCTTACATGAAGGCCGAAACCAAAGCCAAGCGCCGGGTAACTTTATCTATTTGCGGCCTGGGCTTTCTTGATGAAACAGAAATTCCCACCATTGCCGATGCTCAACCGTGGGTAGAGCCGCAAGAAATTAAGCAGGTGCAAGAGTTGCCTGCACCCGAACCCAAGGCCAAGAAAGTTATCAGCACCCCCACCCGCAACGATGCCCCGCCCCCGGCGGTCGAGGCTGAGGAAGTGCCGTGGGATGAGTCTGGAATTGAAATCAACCTCACCGAACTAAAAGCCGAGACGGACGTATTGATTTCGGCTCTTGGTTGGAATGCTGCGAAAGGAGCGGAACACCTAACCGCTCATTTTGGCAAATCCAAGCGCAATCAATTAAGCCCCATCGAGTATCTAGATTTTCGTGACCAGTTGGTAGAGCTGATAGAAAACCTTAGCGAGGTGGCGTGATGTCCGAGTTAATGCTTTTTGAAGCTGAAGTTTTGACCCTCACCCATGAGGAAACGACGGAACGCCAAATTTTAGAGAATGGCATCCGTGAAGGGCTGCTTATTGCTTGGAAGAACCTGGAACTTATCAGAGATAAGCGCCTCTACCGTTCTACTCACAAAACTTTTGAGGCTTACTGTGGTGAGGTTTGGGGCTTGTCTCAACGGTTACCCCATTACATGATTGCCGCCGCTAAAGTTGTAGATAACTTGTGCACCAATGGTGCACAAGCCGAAGTACTTCCCACATCAGAACGGCAAGCCCGTCCCCTAGCCCCGCTACCCCCCGCTCAACAGGTAGAGGTATGGGAGAAAGCGGTAGAAATTGCGCCGGACAATAAACCCACCGCCCGTGACGTGGAGATTGCCAAGGGCATCGTTCAAACCGAAAAGGAACGGTTTAAGGCAATTGCTACCAGCGCTAAATCTGACGAACATTACACCCCCGGCGACATTGTAGAGGCCGTCCTAGATTGCTTTGATGGCTTGCTGTCCCTCGATCCTTGCAGCAACTCGCACGATGCGCCAAACCTGCCAGCATCAACCCTCTACACCATTGACGACGACGGGCTTAAACAGGCGTGGCGGGCTTCGACGGTCTACATAAATCCCCCCTACTCTGAAACGTCGCCGTGGGTTAAAAAGCTGCTCACGCATTATCAAGCGGGTGAAGTTGGTCAGGCTCTAGTGTTGGTCAAGTCTGACAACAGGGTTGGGTGGTACGCCGAATTGATGGACAGCGCTACCGCTTTTTGTGAGTATCGCGGCTATATCAAATTTGGTGATGCTTCTGGCTCTGCTCCGTTTGCCTCCACTATTTTCTACTTTGGGCAGGAAGTAGACCGCTTCTACCGCGCATTCTCCCCGCTTGGCTGGGTTTGCCAAGTCATTAACCCTGAGCTATTTGGAGAGTGACGATGGCAACCCCAGGCGCACAGGCTAATAGCAACGGGCGCAACGCCGAAAGCATCCTAATGCACTCCCTTCAGCTTCAGGGGATTGATTGCTGTTCGCAGTTTTACCTAGGCGATGGACTGGCGGGTAAGTTGTTTGCAGATATCTACGTTTACCCCTGCAATTTCTTTCCCAAGGGTTTAGCCATTGAATCTAAATGGCAACAGGTGCAGGGAACCGCCGATGAAAAGCTCCCTTACCTGTGGCTCAACATTAGCGAGTTTTATCCTTGCCCTTGCATTGTGGTTATTCACGGCGGGGGTATTCGTCCCAAAATTGTTGAGTGGCTAAGAACAAAGATAGGTGATCAGCTATTAGGCGTAATGAGCCTTGAGGAGTTTACTAAATGGACTTTTGAGACGGCAAAACTATTTGATACCAAGTCAAAAGCCATCAGGTTTTCCGCTAAGTCTCATGGGCAATTGGAATTGACGATTAAACCACAGCGCAAGCAAGGAGCTTGAGGTGCCTGAAGAATTTCTTTTTACTGAGTTTATTGGCCCGGAAACAAAAGTAAAGCTAGTCATTACCCAGACTTCAGGAAATAGTTACGAGGTCAAAGATCCGATCAGCGAATGCTGTGGCCTTATTACTCGCGAAGCTGACGGCACTTTTACCATTCAAAACTTTGGCTTTTACAACACAAGAGGCTTTGCTTCCCTTGAGTACGCCATTCTTGCTTGGGAGATTGATTTTGTTTATCACCTTGGGGAGGAGTAAAGAGTTATGAGCGCCAAGCTGCCTTGGTTTAAGGTTTATGACGAAATGCTGACCGACCAAAAGTTAATCACTTTCTCCCAAGCTCAATTCGGGGCTTGGGCGGCTTTGTTGTGCCTTGCCAATCGTAGCGAGGAGCGGGGAATAGTCACCGGGGACGACGAGGATATCGCCGCTATTCTTCGCTTTAGCTGTGTTGGCGACTGGCAACACTTCAAGGGCAAGCTAGTCCAGAAGGGGCTGATTGAAGTAATCGACCCCTTCACAATCCTGATTGCCAATTGGGAGAAGCGACAGAGCCGCGATGACCGCCCCCCATCTCAGCAGCCAGAAGCCAGCCGCGAACGTCAACGCAAGTCAAGGGCAAGCAAAAAAGAGGCCATGTCACAACCTGTCACAACCCAGTCACAACCCAGTCACAACCAGATTAGAAGAGATTTAGATTTAGAGAAGATTAGAAAAGAAAACACACACACCCCTCTTACTCCCCTCCAAGCCGCGCAGCGAGGTTCAGAGCAGCCCGAAGCCAGTGTGTGTGTGACTGCTAGCGCAGGGGAAGAACCGAAACAGCCTGAAAGCCAAACGGCGCAAGAGTTTCACCAACACTTATCGGCGGCGTATCCCAAGAGCTTGAACCCTTTCACGGATTATGCGGAGTTTGCCAAGGCACGCCAAGAAGCAAGCCTAGAGCAGATTCTGGCGGCTATCGCTAAACAAAAACCAGTTTGGGCGACCAAGGACGAACGCTATATCCCAGATTTTCGCAACTGGATACGGGGCAAGCCGTGGGCGACGCTGCCAAAGGCTAAGCCTCCGAGCCAGAAGCCAAGCGTGGACGACAAAGCAGAGTTTGAGCGGCTGAAACAGGAACTACGAGGGGTGAAAAATGCTTAAGGCCAGCGACTGTATCCAGTTACCACCTCGGCCAGCGGGCAAGGTGAGGCCGCTAATCAGCACCCTCGAACCCATGCGGGACGAGAACGAAAATTTGATTTTGAGTATCCGCACGGTGAGTCAAGCGGCGACCAGCCCCGAAGACAACCCGCCGCCAGAGGTGGATTGCCCTGTATGCGGCGACCACGGCACAGTGTCAGCCAGAGACGAGCGCAATGCTTGGTGGGGATTCGCTTGCTACTGCCCCAAGGGGGCGACGTTGCCGAATATCCCACGTATTTCGAAAAGCGTATTTGAGGCCATGTTTCGGGAGCTAACCAAGCCGGAGGCAACCCATGACGAGTTCTAGCCCCTCGAAAATTCCCTACAAGGCCCATGAAAAAGCAACAACGCCTAAGCCTACGTCAAGCCCTATTAAGCCCGGTTCCCGGCTAAATTATCTGGGCTGTGGGCAAGGTTTAGCTACGGTGATAGACCCACTGCCAAAGGGCTACCGCTTGCCACCTAGGCAGGTGCTTATCCGAGTCGAGGGCAGCGACGCTATCCGATGCGTCCCCGTTGAGCTGTGCGAACTAGTCACAACCGTAGACGAGGATTTCTGATGAAAAAGACTGACCACCCAGCCTTTCAAGAGTTGCTGGATGTTGCGTACCCCTTGCTGCCTGAGTTTTTGTTTAAGGCGCACCCTGGGCCAGGACCTCAAGTGCGGCCCATTATTCGTTATGGGCTTAACACGCCCAATTCGTGGATGAGCCATTTAGCGTGGGCTTGCATATTCAACCACCAGGGGGAAGACTGGTACGCCTATATCAGCAATCATCCAATTCATCGGGCGGCCCAAGCCAAATACTTTGAGCAAACACAGCCGCCAGAGTTGCGGGATGTTATTTTGTATCGACTCAAGCAAATGGAGGAGATAAAGTGACTCCCCTCATGCTCGAAAAGGTAGAACTTTCTAAGCAAGAAATAGCCCTGCTGGTGGCTTACTTGCTAAATCAATCCAAGGCTGAATCGACCGATGGAAAGCGCTTTAGCCGGGGAGGGAGTGAAGCCAAATCCCTAGAGTCCTTTGACTATTCACGTTTGTTATTTAAATTGGCGAGTTTCTTGCAGACTTCCGACTGTAGTCCGACTACAATCGCTTTGACTAATCCCCTAGAGTGAGGTGACCCGATGACCCCGATTCTTCCTGATTGCCACCGCGATCACTACTGCAAAACGAAGATCGAAGCCGTTGAACCCCCTCGGCTGCTGGTAGCGGTAGATATTTCAAAAGGAGAGTACCCGATTGGCAAGCGGTACGAAGTTGACGATTATGGCTATTTGCTTTTATTGGCTGTCATTCCGCATGAATGCAATATTGCCAGTCTCGTTTTTGAACTTTCGCCCGTAGGGTGAGGTGCTTGATGGTTCGCCTATACCGTAAATGGCATCCCTCCGAAATCGATATCATCACCCGCTCAGCCGGTAAAGTCCCTTTTGAATCAATCTGTAACCGACTGGACAAGCTTGCCCGCTCTAACGGATGGAACCCACGAACAAAAAACTCTGTATATAAATTTATCTACAGCTCCCGACTCAAAAAGGCTCAAGACGCTTTTATCCCCCTAAGCCTTGATACCGACGGCTCGTTCTATTGCCTCAGCCAAATAGCCCAGGCCCTCGGACTAAGTTGGGCGACCGTCTCCTGGTGGCCCAAGGATAAACACTACGCCGCAATACTGCAACCCAAGAAAAACGGTAACCGCACCTTAGTCCATGTCTCGAATCTGAAGAAGTTCTTTATTGAGTGTCCTGCTATCATTCCCTCAACTGCCGATATACCGTGGGTGATTTCAGTTTTGCAGTACGAAAGCAAGCCCTTCCGCAAAAAGCAAAATGCCCTCTAAGCATCTAACGTCAAAATCAAACTTGAACGATGAGGATTGAACAGTGAGTCGCTCCAAAGCTCAAAAAGAGTCGGACTTAATAAAAATTTCAGAGCTTTACCTAAAGGGCTACTCGCAAAGAGAGATAGCCTCAAGGGTTGGTGTTTCCGTTGCTTTAGTAAATTTAGAATTAAAAACTGTTCGTGAGCTTTGGAAGCAGTCAGCTATTAGGAACTTTGATGAGGCAAAGGCTCAAGAGTTGGCTAAGATTGATGCCTTAGAGAAGACTTACTGGGATGCCTGGGTTAAGTCCGGTGGGGTTCACAAAAGCAGCACTAAGGAAAAAGCTGAAACAGATAAAGGCACTTTCAAGAAAATTTCTATCAAAACTGAAAAGCTGACAGGCACACCCGCCTACTTGGCAGGCGTGGAGCGGTGTATTGAGCAAAGGTGCAAGCTGTTAGGGCTGTATCTACCGCAGAAGGTCGAAGTTACTGGCAATATGCTTACTATATTCTCTTATCAGGATGAGCCTAGCGAGGAAGAGTGACTGGTCCCAGTCAGATTAAGTTAACAAAAAAACAAAGCAAAGTATTCAATTCGCTCGCAAGATTTCGCGTACTGATCGCTGGAAGAAGGTTTGGCAAAACATTTCTTTCTGTTGCTGAATTATTGAGGGTCGCTTGCAATAAAAAAGAGGCTATTTGCTGGTACGTTGCGCCAACCTATAAAATGGCTAAACGTCTGGCCTGGAAGCGATTAAAAAAACTAACGCCTAAATCAATAATTGATTCAAAGAACGAAACAGATTTGACAATTACACTTATAAACGGCTCTGTGATTGCCCTTCATGGTGCCGACAAGCCAGATTCATTAAGAGGGGATGGGCTTGATTTTGTCATTTTTGATGAGTTCGCAGATATAAACCAAGAAGCATGGGAGGAAGTAATAAACCCTGCCCTTACCGATAAAGAGGGAAGCGCATTATTTATCGGCACACCCAAAGGATACAACTGGGCTTATGAGCTATTCAAAAAGGCTAAAGAGCTGCCCAACTGGTGCTGTTGGCAGTACACAACGGCTCAAGGCGGTAATGTCAAAGAGTCTGAGATACAACGGGCTCGTGACACCATGGACTCTAGGAAGTTTCGGCAAGAAATGCTGGCAACATTTGAAGCATTAGCCGACAGGGTTTATGACCAATTTGAGCGAACCCATAACGTAAAGCCAGTTGATGACTTGCCAGCGACAAAAGACTATGCCCAGCCCGTGCTGTTGGTAGGAATGGATTTCAACATACTTCCTATGTCCGCAGTTTTAGCCATTCGCAATGGTACAGAGTGCCATGTCTTTGACAATATCGAACTACCAGTATCCAACACTGAGGAGATGGCAGCCGAGATTCGCAGGCGCTACCCTGAAAGGCAAATAATTGTTTGTCCCGATCCTAGCGGTAAAGCTCGTAAGACTTCGGCCCCTGTAGGGCAGACGGACTTCACGATTCTTCAGCGCTACGGCTTTTACATACAAGCTCCAAACGCGGCACCGCTGGTTGTTGATCGCATAAACAATACTCAGGCCATGCTTTGCACTGAATCAGGGTTGAGGAGGCTTTTAATAAATCCCAGGTGTGAAGCCCTGATCAAATGCTTGGATGGACTAACCTACGTCGATGGAAGGCCAGACAAAAAAAGCGGGTTGGATCATCTGACTGACGCTTTAGGGTATTTGCTGTGGATGCAGTTCAACCTATTAGAGCAGAACACATGGACCGTCGGCACAGTGGAGGGCGGAGGCTACTGAGGCGCATTTGGTAGTATTCCCCCATGCGAAAATTCACGCCGCCAACAGATAAGCCCGAATTTCCTAGCTACCTGTGCCCTGAATATCTGGCCCAGGCGCCCGACTGGCTCTTGTGCGCCGATATGGCTAAAGGCCGCAGCGCTTGGTATCACCCATGCGGCCCTGCCAATATGCTCAAAGCAAATTGTTATCTACCCAAGGAACATAAAGAGCCCCCTGATTCTTATAAGGGTCGCTTGGCTCGCAGCCACTTTGACCGGCGTTATGGACAGGCTTTGGAAGGGTTCGCTGGACTCCTATCGTTCTTCACGACCAAAGACCTCCTGCCCGAAATTGAGGCGACTATTAACAACGTGGATCGCAAAGGGTCTAGCTTTGAAGTGTTTTTAATGGGTGCTGATTATTTAGCCTTGAGAGACAAGTGGTGCGCGATTCTAGTTGATAGGCCACCAATGCCCGTCAATGAAAACGGTGAAGTGGCAGTAACTGACGCGGTGACCGAGAAAGAAAACGCCCCAGCTCGTCAACCGTTTCTAAGCATTATCCCGGCTTCAGATATCCTTAATTGGTCCCTCGACTATGACGATGCGGGGCAGGTGACCTTAAAGCACGTAACGATTAAAGAGATTGAGCGAATAGATTCAGCCTATGGCTACACAACGGTGGAACAGTATCGGGTGCTGACACCGGGCCTAATCCAGGTGTTCACCATGCACTCGACCAATGGCAAAGATTGGATGGTCAGGCTCGAATCATCTACTCTGACCGGCTTAGATTTCGTGCCCCTGGTCTGTTATTCCGCAACCGATACCGAGCCTTTTGTAGGGCCCCCACCATTCTTAAACTTAGCGGAACTTAACCTAAAGCTCTATCAACAGCAATCTGACGCCGATGAGATTCGGCACAAATTGAATATGCCCACGCCTGTACGGATTGGGGTGGCTCCAGCCATGCCTGGGATGCCGGCGCCGTCGCTCACGATTGGGCCGAATAGCTTTGTAGATGTTCCAGTGGGCGGAAATTTCAAGTGGGAAGTGCCCGCCGGTAGCGCCATCCAAGAAAATAGCGCGGCAATCGAAATTCTCAAGAAAGATATGGAACGCGTAACCCTGGACTTTGTCGAGGGCGCAACTGGCAAGGGGCAAAAGACCGCTACTCAGGTCATTCACGAATCGGTACAGACTAAATCAAGCCTTGAAGGGATGGCGCGGCTCAAAGAGTCCTCGACACAAACAATCCTGCTCTATTGGGCCAGGTATCTGAAGAAAGAAAAGGGCGGGTCTATCAGCGTCAACAAAGATGTTCTGAAAGCTCATCTCACCCCTGAGCAGATTGTATTGGCCTATCAAGCGAACGTCCTTAGCCTTGAGACAGCCCTCGCCAAACTAGCCGACACCGGCCTAGTGGATGACCCGATCGAAGAACTGAAGCGCATCCAGGCAGAATTGGCGCAGCGCACGGTCAAGCCTCCCGTTATACCTGGTCAGATGATGTGAGCGATACGACCGCCAGCCTAATCAAAAGATTCAATGCCGTTCTCACCAAAGCGGAGGACGCTGATATTGCCCGAATCGAGAAAGCCCTCGATGGAGCCTTCAACGATTTAGAGCGGCAACTATCCAAAGCTATCAAGGAAACCTCTGGCCTTTCATTGCTTAATAGCCAGAGAAGCATGGCTATTATTTCTCAGATTAGCCATCTCCTAAATTTATTTAATCAGTCTGATGCCCCTGACCTATCGAACCTCTTCAAACAAGCAAGTGACGTTGGGCTAGATTTTTCGGCGGCGTTGATTGCGGCGACGGACCCTAGCGCTGTAGTGCTTCATTCCACTGTGCCGATAGAGGCCATGAGCTACGCAAGTGAGGCGGCGGTCCAAAAACTCCTAGGGATTGGTGCCAGCTATGCCGACACCGCAGCAGCCACGATTACCCAAGGGCTAGCTACCGGCTGGGGGGTCAAGCGGGTGAGCAGTGTTCTGGCCTCTCAGGTGGGCATCGTCAAATCACGAGCTGAAGCCGTGGTACGTACTGCCAGCATTGAAGCCCAGGACAACGCCACCCGCCAGAACTACAAAGATAATTCGATTGAACAGGTGATCAGGGTTGCCACCGAGGATATTCGGGTTTGCGGCTATTGCGCAGCGCGGGCCGGGAAAATCTACAACCTAGACGAAGCGCCCGCCGCTATCCACTACAACGACCGCTGTTACAACGCACCCTATAAGCAATCTTGGGTAGACCTTGGATTGCAGGACTTGGCTTGGTTCGAGAACCATGCCGTCGAAGTGCGCAGCCGGTGCCAGGAAACTATCAACTATGGCCCCGCGCCATTCGAGAAAAAGGGCGGTCTAACCAGCGCTCCCAAGACGATTAAGCCCTAGGGCAAAGTAATAGAATCTGCCTATTGATTAGGAATCTTTTGTGACCGAACAATTACCAGAAGACCACCCGGTAGTTATGAGCCTTAAGGCTGTCCGAGGCGAACTCAAAGACGCTTTAAGCAAATTACGCGATTCCGAGCAGAAACTAAGCGTTTTTGAAGGGATTGACCCTAAAAAGTATCGGGAGATGGAAGCAACCATAGCCGAAAGCGGAAAGGTCTTGGCTGAAAAGGATGGAGTCATCGCTAAGGCCTCCGAACAATTGCAAAAGCTGATTAAGAAGAGCGCGCTCGCCGCCGCGCTCGAAGATCCGACGGTGAAGGGCAAAAAAGGCGTATTGGACCTCCTGCTGCCTCATGTTTTGGGTGATTTAGCCGTGGGTGAGGATGGGAGCGTTCAGGTTGTGGACAAAGAGGGCAAACCCAGGCACGGTAAGGACGCTAAGCCTGTTACCTTGGCGGCTCACCTAGCGGGCCTTCGTGAGGGAGCAACCGGCATATTCTTTGACCCAATCGACACGACCAACGGAGCGGGACGCCGCGCAACCTCAACCGGAGTGCAGACCCAGCAAGTCGACACCACTCAATTATCGCCAGCCGCTCGGCGCACTCTGGCCCGCGAGCAAGGGCAAATCTAGGGTAGATTAATCCTGCCTAGAGAGTGCGCGACGCACCTCAACCGAGATGGTAACGGCAACAAAAATCCATCTTCGTTGAGGTTTTTTCATGGCTATAACAATGCTCGAAGCTGCAAAGCTGGTGACAGGCGACGAAGTCCGCAAAAGCGTAATTGAAGAATACGCAATGACCACGGACCTTATGGGTGCGCTGCCCTTCATCAACATCCAGGGGAACGCCTAC